TATACATTTCTACTCTACAACAAGTAGTTATAAAACTATCTTCATAACTACACCCACAACATGATGAAACCTTTCTTAACATATTTTTATTTATTTTTATTAGATAATATTGTTGTTATTTTTTCAATTTTTTGTTTTAAATCAATAATCTCTAATTTAAAATTTGCATTAGCCTCACGCAATCTATTAATCTCATAATCTTCAACTGAGAAGCCTTGTATTATATCTGCGTTAACACCATTTGCTGGTAAATAAGTATCCATTTTTTATAAGTTTGGTTAATAATTGGTACAAAGTTATAAAATTGAAACCAACTACCAAAACTTTTTTAACATTTTTTTACAAAATGTTTATCTGCTAGATTAAAATTTTTAGAAATAATGCACTAAACGTGCTACTTGACCACTATTTTTTTCGTGAATAAAGCCCTCAACTGCCTTCAAAACTCCTGAAAATCCTTTTCTTGAGTGCCAACTATCTGTCCCTGATGGTGAACGCATATATTCTACAGTAACACCTATAAAATCTTTTGCATCTCTCCACTTATGCTTTACCTTGTGGTGTAAATGATGTAAGTACCAGTATCTATATTTAGTACCACTCCACATCTCTGGCTTTTCTTGAGCCATTAAAAGAGGAAGGTTATCCATCTTAGCCCCATCTCCATGCTCTAGCCCTATTAAATTAGTGCCATACTGATAATATTTTCTGTGTGCTACACTTACATCAAAAGAAACTTCTCCGTCTTGCCTGAACCAACTTTTTAATGCGTGTGCCAAATGAAACCCACTTTGATAATCGTGGTTACTCATAGAGTGAACAACATCTACAGGTGCAATCTCTCTTAACATCTCTACACACTTAACATATAACGCTAAAGCAACCTCAAAGTGTTCCCACCACTTTCCATCTGTGTCTTGATGAGTTCCTTTAGTTGTAGTATTATAAACATTGTCAATATGCAAAACATCGTTCCCTATGCA